CTTTTCTATTAGTCCACCACATTTCTTTCATCTCTGCAAAGTTAGGTGTATTAACAATAGATAAAGCATAGTTTCTAGCTTGTCTTAATCTAGCCTCTACAATGTTGAGTTTGTTGGTTACATTCTCATCATTCATAGCTAAATTCTCTAGTATTCTTTGCTTAATAGCATATTCATAGTATTCATTTATGTCTGGAGGATCTGGAACAAGTAAGTTACCTTCATCATCCTCTAATTGACCTTGATAGCTAATGTAAACATTTCCTGTATCAAAGTTTGTATACAAGAAGTTATCTTTAATCCAAGCTTGTTGAGGTGACTTAACATATAAGTTAGGACAGTCACAAGCAATAGATTGAGCATTGGCTATAATATTTAAAGGCCATAATCTTTTATAAACTCTTTCATGTGTTTTTACTACCTGAACCAATTCATAAACATCTCCCTTACAAGTAAGAGTGAGTTTTGGTTTAGCACAATAGCTTTGACCTTCTGGTAAAGGTACACAATTTGAAGGAGTGCTTTGACAAGTGCAAGAAGGACACGAGACACCACAAGATTGACAATTAACTGTAGGATCAGTACAGGGGTTAATATAACTAGTTGTTTGTTTATATTCAGGAATCATCTTTACTTCCTGGATATCAGTACCTTGTATTACCGGCTCATTGATTGTAAGTTCATCACAAATAAGAGCATAATTAAGTACAAAGAAATCATCAGGTAGTTTTACTTTATTTTTCTTTACCTCAAGTACAGCTTCTTTAGTCATAAGAATTCTTAAACCTAAATCATATGTAACTCTCTTAGCAACTTTGATAAGCTGTTGAGGTTCAATCATATTTTGCAATGATAAGTTTTGAAAATCTACTTGAACATCATCAAGCATCTGATCAAAAGTTCTGTATCTGAGTGTATAATTATACATTTATCTAGTTATTAAATAGTCATTTAAAATTATTTCTTTTAATATTTTTCTAGGTTTACCTTGATAAAATTTATGAATAAGCTTATCTCTGCCTATACCTAAAAAATCTTCTACTTCTCTTTTACTATTAAAAATAGTAATGCTTCCAGTATTTAAGTTTTTTAAAGTTACTATTTTACCTTTTTGTCTTAAACCTTTTCTTTTCTTTCTTTCATCTCTAATAGCCTGTATATGAGCTTCTGAATATTTTCTTTTTTGACCTCTTGTTTTATTAGCTCTAGCTTCAATCCATTCAAAAGATTGTTTTCTACCTTTTAAAGTTCCAGGTTTACCTCTTCTTGCATCAGCTTTTCTTTTCTTAGCTTCATCTGATAAAGCTTTTAAAGGATGCCCTCCTTCAGCTAAATTTAATCCAAAATTTCTATCTATTGTATTATGATATTTTATCCAGAATATTTCTCTTTCATTTAAAGTTTCATTGTTATTACAAGTTTCTACTGGAAACATCATTAAATTAGCCTTACAATTAAAAAGTCTTTGTAATTTTATATTAACATGTCTACAAGCTTCTAAATCATTAAAATGTTCTTTAGATCTTTTATTATAATTTCTTGTTTGACCAAAATATAACAAACCTCTATCACAATCCATTATGCAATAAATACAAGAGTTATTATCAAAAGGTAATATTTTCATTGTTTATTATGATCTAAGAGGTGATTGATTGTCATCATTATTTTCCATAGGTATTTGTAACAATCTAACAAGATCACCAAGTACCATTTGTTCTATCTCAGCAAATAAGTATTCAGGCATGTGTGTATCATCATCTTGTCTTGGTTTACATACATCACCTTCACAAGTATACATAGCAATACTTTCATCCCACAAACCTTCTACAGATACAGCTTCCCAATCAATATTAGGAAAATATAAATATCCTCCTAGATACCAGTAGTATTTATTTTTGTTATACTTAAAACTTGTAGAGTTAGCCATGTTTGTATAAGTACTGGGATAAGTTTTATACACTTGAATAGATCCATCAATAGAAGTTATAGTTCTAAATAATGGCCCATAAGCTCCTTCTAGAATAGTAGGTAATTTATCTTTAGTTCTTTTAATAGTACAGTTAGATTTGATACCTCCACAGCATGCTTCTACTTTATCAACTTCAATAAGTTCTACACAACGTAGTTTTTCAAATAAGCTTTGGAATCTCATAATTTTATTCTCATTGTCTTGTCTTCTGATAAGCATTTTACCATACTTAAGTACAAGAGAATATATAAATCTATCAGTAAGAAAGGCATCTTCTTTAACACCTTTAACTACATTTCTTACCCGGGATATTGTGTCACCTATTGTAGTCATCTTTATTAATTTAAATCAAATTCATTATAAGACTCATCTATTTCAAAGTTTTCTTTAAACTTCTTGAAGTAGTTGTCCTTTTTATATTTAGCCATGTATCTAGCAATATTTCTACCACTTTCTACATAGACATATGTTTTCCATCTTTCAGGATATACTTTAGCCACAGTTCTTTTAAATTCTCTAGTAGGAGCAAATGTCCAAAGTTCTCTAAACTTAAACTTGTATCTTGAGTTATAGTTAGTATAGAAAATCTTAGCTAGATAGTTATCTGATTCAAAGTTTCTGTGCCTGTGTCTGAAGTCTCCCTTTATAGAATTACCAAAATCTGTGTTATACTTCTTAGCAGATCCACAAGTTCCTATAAATAAAAAGCCTAGGTTTTCTGGTAACTCAACTCCATCTCTGTTCATAACAGCATGGTCCCAAAGTTTACCATGAAAAGTTTTAAGTATTAACTTAAGCTCCTCAAGTTTTAAGTTTTTGTATTGTGGATGTTTAGCAACAAATTCTTCCAAGTAAGTTTTACCTAAAACTCTTGCAGCTTTAGGTCTACATCTTGGTGCTTTAACATCTGGTTTCTTAAATTCTTGGATCATAGCTTATTATAAATATACACAATTTTTTCAAACTTTAAAAATAAACTTTTATTATCTATAAAGCAAAAGTCCCCAGTATAATTTAACCAGGGACTCTGCTTGTTAGTCACGTTTAAACCAACAAACCGTGACATCAATATTATGCTTTAGCTGGTGGAACCCCTAAATAAGAATCAATACTTGTTATTATTACACCATTGTTTTTACACTCAACTACTATTCCTACATTTAATAATGTAATTAATATTTCTGCTTTTTGAGCTTGACTAAGAATTCCAGGTAAAGAAGCTATAAAGTTTTTAACTGCACATAAACTAGTATAACCACCTAATGTTGATTCTTCAACTATACCTGCAGCTAATACAGTTAACCAAACATTTGGTTGAAATAATCCTTTAAGTTGCTCTAAACAAGTATCATAATTGCTATCACAACTACAAACACCTGTAGGAGGTGCTGTATCAAATATTTTTTCAAGATCTTCAAATACATTATAGTTTGATGTTATTTCTACACAGCAAGGAGAACCTTCTGGTAGCTCGCCTCCACTATATGTTTCTTCATAATAAAAACCAAAAGATGCTGCATCTGCTAATACATATCTTCCAGTTACACAATCAGGGCAACAAGCATCACATGATTTACCTAATACAAATCCATTGTTTATAGTATTAGTTATTACTTCTTGTATTTCTTTAGTTAAATCTTCTGGATCTGGACCAGTAGTAGGTATAATATCTAATATAGTATCAAATACTTCTACTAAAGGATTAACACATTCTGAGAAAGTTGTAAACTTATAAACAGGACAAGTTATTTCTTGTCCTCCAGCATTTTTAGGAACTATCTTCCAATAGTAAGTTGTATCTGCATTTAACAATGTAGATGGATCATAACTAGTTATAATTTGACTAGAAGATACTAATGCTGATGGTGCAAGATTTGTTACATCTGTTTGATTAGTACTAAAATACACATCATAACTTGTAGCATTTAAAACTGGACTCCAAGATATTATTTGATTTAATGCTACTTCAACAGCATTGTTAGCTGGTATTGTAGCATAAGTACAATTTAAACAAATAAATGGCTCAAGCTTTTCAGCTAAGATATCAATGATCTCTTCTACTGTTTGACCACTTTCTATGTTAAGACACTCATTACCATCACCAGTATAGATAACACATTGACTATCAAATGTTTCTGTACAAGGTGCTGGTTCAGGACACGGTGGTGTATCTGATAAGCAGTAGTTAGGAGTAGTTACTCCTTTAGGAATGCAAGAGCATTCATCTTTGCAGTTATTGCAGTTTGCACAATTAGTTGCCATATTATCCTAGTAAGTTTAAAGTTGTTATTGCTGTTAATTCACATGTTGTTTCTATACCATTTACAACTACAATTACTCTTGCAGTATAGGCAGTATTAGGATTTAGATCACTAAATGTACCTGTAACTTCTATTACTTCATTAGTACTAATTGTCTGAGAAGCAATAGGTTCTTCACTTAATTGAGTATATAAGTTTACTGTGTAAATTCTTGCACCAGATTCTGAATTAAAT